CCGATAAGGTTGTACCAATATCTATTAACTATCCTTTCTTCTTCAAACCGATTCAAGATGGTATGGACAGACCTAAGAGTGAGCTTGCTTATAGGGTTCCTGCAAGTAAGTTTACGCGTAGAAAAATTACTGCGAACGAAAAGCAGGAGGAGCTGGTTGGACTTGACACTACTATTGATTGGAAAAATACTGGTGACAACAGCTACGACGGTGAAAAGCTTGATCTATTAGTCCACGATGAAAGTGGTAAGTGGGAAAGGCCTGATAACATATTAAACAACTGGCGAGTAACAAAAACCTGCTTGCGTTTAGGTAGTAAGATTATAGGTAAGTGTATGATGGGTTCAACATCAAACGCTTTGGATAAAGGTGGTGATAACTTTAAAAAGTTATTTAACGACTCAGATGTAACTAAAAGAAATAGAAATGGTCAAACACGCTCTGGTTTATATGCTTTGTTTATCCCAATGGAGTGGAACTATGAAGGATTCATTGACGAATTTGGAATACCTGTCTTCACATCTCCCGGACGAGACGTTAGTGGACCCGACGGAGAACTAATAGATGTTGGTGTTATAGATTATTGGAACAACGAAGTTGATGGTTTAAAAGGAGATCAAGACGGTTTAAATGAATTTTATCGTCAGTTTCCTAGAACTAAAGAACACGCTTTCAGAGATGAAACAAAAAACAGTATATTTAACTTAACTAAAATATACGAGCAAATAGATTATAACGAAGGTATAAGAAACTCAGCCGCGGTTACTACAGGTAACTTTCAGTGGGAGCACGGTGTTAAAGATACACGCGTTATATTTATGCCAGATCCAAACGGTAGGTTTAATATAAGCTGGGTGCCTCCACTTCACTTACAAAATAAACATGTAATTAAGAATGGTGTAAGGTACCCTGGAAACGAGCACGTAGGAGCGTTTGGCTGTGACTCGTATGATATATCAGGAACCGTAGATGGTAAAGGATCTAAAGGTGCTTTACACGGGTTAACTAAGTTTTCAATGGAAGATGCTCCTTCAAACCACTTCTTCTTAGAATACTTAGCAAGACCACAAACCGCAGAAATGTTTTTTGAAGACGTGTTGATGGCTTTAGTATTTTACGGTATGCCATTATTAGCAGAAAACAACAAACCTAGACTTTTGTATTATTTAAAGCGTAGAGGCTATAGGTCTTATTCTATGAATAGACCAGATAAAGTTTGGAATAAATTATCTACAGCTGAAAAAGAAGTTGGTGGTATACCAAACTCTAGCGAAGATATTAAACAAGCTCATGCCGCTGCTATTGAAATGTATATCAACGATCATGTTGGTCAAATGGAAAATGGCAACTATGGTAATATATACTTCAACACTACGCTTAACGACTGGTCTAAGTTTGATATAAATAAAAGAACAAAGTTTGATGCCTCGATCAGTAGTGGTTTGGCAATCATGGCTTGCAATAGAAACCTTTATGCACCTGTAGTTAAAACTCAAAGAAAGAAATTAAATATATCGATTGCTCGATACAAGAACGACGGAAATACATCAAAGATAATTAAAAATTAAATATGGCAGAGTCTGCGGTAGGTAATTATTTTCCAAGTCAAGCGGTTAGTGACCTTGAGAAGATAACGTACGAATACGGTTTAAAGGTAGCTAAAGCTATTGAAAGAGAGTGGATAAACGATACTAGAGATAGTAAAGCTGTTGGAGGTATGTACTCTGATAACCAAACTAAGTATCACAATCTTAGATTATACGCTCGAGGAGAGCAATCAATACAGAAATATAAAGATGAATTATCTATTAACGGTGATTTATCTTATCTTAATTTAGATTGGAAGCCTGTTCCAATTATTCCAAAATTTGTAGATATTGTTGTAAACGGTATCGCTGAAAGAACTTACGATATAAAAGCTTACTCACAAGATCCATACGGAGTTGAAAAGAGAACTCAATATATGGAATCAATAATGAGAGATATGGCTACTAGAGAAATGAGTGATTACTCTTCTCAAAAATTCGGCATTAACTTATACGATAACGATCCAGAAAAACTACCTGATAGTGATGAAGAATTACAACTTCACATGCAGCTTAGCTACAAGCAAGCTGTTGAGTTAGCAGAAGAGCAAGCTATAAAAGTGTTGTTAGAAGGTAGTAAATACGAGCTTATAAAGAAAAGATTTTTCTACGATCTAACTGTACTAGGTATTGGTGCTTGTAAAACTTCTTTTAATACTTCTGAAGGAGCCGTAGTTGAATATGTTGATCCAGCTAACTTAGTTTACTCGTATACTAACTCACCATACTTTGATGACTTGTACTACGTTGGTGAGGTCAAAAGTATTCCTATAAACGAACTTGTAAAACAGTTTCCACAAATAGATGAAGCTCAAGCTGAAGAGATATTAGCTAACAATAGTAAAAAATCTCCTAAGCATTCCACGTCAAGAGAATTAGATGGTAACCAAGTTCAAGTGTTATACTTCGAGTATAAGACGTTTATGAATCAAACATACAAAGTAAAAGAAACTGGAACTGGTGCTAGCAAAGCTATAGAAAAAGACGATACATTTAATCCGCCTGAAGATATGGAAGGAGCTTTTGTTAAGCTTCAAAAAACTGTAGAGGTTTTGTACGAAGGCGCTTACGTGTTAGGGGCTCAAAAGCTTTTAAAGTGGGAAATGTCTAAAAACATGATGCGTCCTAAAAGTGATTACAATAAAGTTCGTATGAATTATTCTATTGTAGCGCCTAGAATGTATAAAGGTAGAGTTGAAAGTTTAGTTAGCCGTATAACTGGTTTTGCTGATATGATTCAATTAACTCACTTGAAGATACAGCAGGTAATGTCGCGTATGGTGCCAGATGGTGTTTACCTAGATGCAGATGGTTTAGCGGAAATAGATTTAGGTAACGGAACAAACTATAATCCACAAGAAGCTTTAAACATGTTCTTCCAAACTGGTTCAGTTATTGGTAGATCAATGACTTCAGATGGTGAGATGAATCCAGGTTCTGTGCCAATAAGAGAAATACAAAGCGGTAGCGGTGGTGCTAAGCTTCAAAGCTTAATAGGAAACTACAACTACTATTTGCAAATGATGAGAGATGTTACTGGTTTAAATGAAGCTCGTGACGGATCAACTCCAGATAAGAACGCTCTAGTAGGTGTTCAAAAGCTAGCGGCCGCTAATTCTAACACTGCTACAAGACATATTTTACAATCAGGCTTATACTTAACCGCTCAGACAGCAGAAGCTCTCTCTCTGCGCATCTCTGACATTATAGAGTATTCTCCAACTAAAGACGCATTTATACAAGCTATCGGCGCTCACAACGTTGCTACGCTAGAAGAAATGTCAGATCTTCACTTGTACGACTTTGGTATATTTATAGAGCTTTCTCCTGATGAAGAAGAAAAGTCTTTATTAGAAAATAATATACAAATGGCATTGCAGCAAGGTAGTATAGATCTGGAAGATGCTATAGATCTTAGAGATATAAATAACGTTAAGCTAGCTAATCAACTTCTTAAAATTAGAAGAAAGAAGAAAGCAGAGGCAGAAGCTCAAGCGCAAGCTGCTCAAGCACAACAGCAAGCTCAAATAAACACTCAGTCTGTTCAAGCTGCAGCCGAAGCTGAAGTTCAAAAACAACAACAGATAAATGCTATGGCAGCTCAATTAGAGCAATTAAAATCTCAATTAAAACTACAAGAAATAAATGCTCAAGGTATAGTTGACAAAGAAGTTGCCACTATAAAAGCTCAAGCAAGCGCTATAATTAGACAAGCTGAAATGCAATCAATGAAAGAAAGAGACGAGCTTAGAGAGGATCGTAAAGATGAGAGAACTAGAATACAAGCTTCGCAGCAAAGCGAGCTAATAGACCAACGTAAAAAAGAAACACCACCTAAAAAATTCGATTCATCGAGTGATGATATACTCGGAAACTTATTAAAGTAATAACCAATTTTTATAATATTTTATTATGGCAGAATTAGAAAACAACGACGACGTTGTAAAAGTTGATCTGTCTCAAGAGTCTAAAGCTTCTAGTGATGATGTAGCTAAGGTTGATTTTAGAGAAGATCCAAACAAACAAGAAGAAGAGCCAGTTCAAGAAGAGCCGGCTAAAGAAGAACCTGTTGCTGAAGAACAAAAAACTGAAGAGCCTGTTGAAGAGCAAGCCGTAGAAGAGATTGTTGAAGAGCAAAAGGTAGAAGAACCTGTAGAG